CAGCACTCGGTCGAGGATGTGCACGCGTTGATGCAGCGCACGGTCACCACGCGCGCCATCAGCATGAAGCAGGTGCAGCGTGTGAAGTCTGCGCTGGACTCGCCCAGCACCCCGGCCGAGCGCGCCAAGCTGTATTCGTGCCTCAAGCCGGATGCGTGCACCGTCAAGACGCCAGGCAAGTTCTGCTCTTCGTGCCGCATGAAGGCATTGCGCGCGGATCCGGAGAACGAGGCCAAGCGGATCGCTACGTTCCGCGCCCGGTTCGACGATCCCGAGTTCCGCGCCAAGCAGGCAAACGCCAGTGCGGAACGCCTCGCCAAGTGGCGGGCAACCGAGGAAGGCAAAAGCTACCTTCAAGTCAGCTCGCGCGCCAACCTCGCGATCGCGCACCTCCCTGAATACACCGAGAAGCGCGTGCGGGCGATCCGTGTCGCATTCATGGGCTGGTGCCCAGAAGAGCGCTGGACGGAATACCGCAAGCTAGCGCGTACGGTCGGTGCCCCGGAAGCGCGTCGCATGATCCTTGCGGATATTGCAGCGAAGGAGCGCAGCCGGCTCGCCAAGCTGTCGCCGTTTGAACGTGACATGGAGCGCCTTCGCAATGGCGCTGGTCTCGTGGCCGCTCCCGACTTCCGCACTTCCGCCCACGACTTCACGCTGGGAGGTGTTTCCAGTGCAGCACTGTAACCGCGAGGGCAGTATCACCTTCGATCTGCCGATGCCCCCGAGCGTCAATGGCATGTTCGCAACCGACTTCAAGACCAAGCGCCGGTTCAAGACTAAGGCCTATGCCGCGTGGCAAGTCGCAGCAGGCGCAGCCCTTTGCCGCCAGTACGCTGCCATGGGTTCGCCTGCTGTGCACCGCCCGGTCGCAATCCGCATCCGCCTGGGGCTAAACTACCAGTCCGACATCGCCAACCGCGAGAAGGCGGTCACCGATCTGCTGGTCGCCAATCTGGAGATGCCAGACGATCGGTACATCGAGCGCGTCCTGATCGAGCGCGACCAGAGCATCGAGGGCGCCGTCGTCACGATCGACGGCCCCTATGCCGGCGAGGCTCGCGCCATTGGCGACATCATCAAGCCGATCATGGCCGACATCGCAGCGAGGGTAGAATGAAGCCCGCAAGTATCATCGAGGCGGAGTTTTCCCTGCTCGGGGGGCTCGTCTTCGACAACCGACGGATTGACGCCGTCGCCGACATTCTGACGCCAGAAGACTTTCGCGACACGTTCTTCGGCCATGTCTACGGCCTGATCGTTTCCGAATACTCACAGGGTCGCGCAGCAAACCCGATCACGCTTCGGCCGCTGTTGATGGACACGCCCGGTTTCGAGGAAGCCGGCGGTCTTCAGATCCTTGCCAACATGGCGATGAGCGAAAGCCTCGCCACGCCTCCAATCGATACGGCCCGCATGATCGCGCGCCAGGCCAAGCGCCGTCGACTGGTGGAAGGGCTGCAGGCCAGTGCGGCATTGGCGGCAGCAGGGCAGGCCAGCGTCGAGGAGATCGTCGACGCAGCGGACGCCGCTATCGTCACTGCCACGCATGATGCCGCCAGCGCGATCGAACTGACCGCAGCGGATTGCGTCGGCAAGCTGCTCTCTAGTTTCAACCAGCCTCGCAAGGGCGTGAAGTGCACGTCGATCAAGCCGATGGACGATCTGCTCGGGCCGATCCGCAAGAAGCAGCTTGTTATCCTCGCTGCTCGCCCGGGCATGGGCAAGACAGCGACCGCGATCAGCTACGCCATCGGCGCGGCCGCAGGCGGTCACGGCGTGATGTTCGTGAGCCTTGAGATGAGCGGCGAGGAATTGGCGGGCCGGATGGCTGGCGACCTTTCCTTCAACGGCCGCACTGGCGTCCCGCTCGACGACATCCTCGCAGATGAGCCAACCGCGACAACGGTACGCGCGGTGCAGTCTGCCATGGGCATGCTGGACGATATGCCTCTGAGCGTCGTCGACACTGGCAAGCTGACGATCGGTCGGCTGGGCATGATGGTGCGCCGCCAGGCCCGCCGCATGGCCGCTAAGGGGCAGGAGCTCGAGCTGGTGGTCGTGGACTACCTGCAGCTGCTTTCGCCCGACACCAAGGGTCGTAGCGCTTACGAGGCGGTCAGCGAGATCAGCCGCGGGCTCAAGGCGATTGCCAAGGACAGCGGCGTCGGCATCCTCGCGCTTGCCCAGCTTTCGCGCGAAGTCGAGAAGCGGACCGATCGCCGGCCCCAGCTGTCCGACCTTCGCGACAGTGGACAGATCGAACAGGATGCCGATGCGGTCGTGTTCCTCGTCCGTGAGGAATACTACCTTCGCCAGAGCGAGCCCGACCAGAACAGTGCGCTGCGCATGGATTGGGAAGCCGCCATGTCGGCAGTCGAGAACGAGCTTGAGTTTGTGTGCGCCAAGCGCCGCAACGGCCGTACCGGATCCGCCAAGGGGCACTTCTACACCCGGTTCCAGGCGGTGCGCAGCTGATGGGTATGAACGCCACAACCTTGCGCCTGCTGGCCGACAAGGGCCTGAGCGCCAGCGACATTGCCGAGATCGCGGAGTCGATGGAGATCGTCAAGGACGCGACTGCAACTGAGCGGAAGCGCCGGCAGCGGGCGCGCGAAGCAGAGGGCCGGGAAGAAGGTGATCGTGACATGTCACGCGTGACGTCACGGCGTGACAACCCCTCCCTTCAGGTTCCCCCCAATGATATATATTCTAACCCCCCTCCTAAACCCTCCCCAGCCGCTGGCGCGCCCTGCCCACTCGCCGGGAAGGTGATCGAGGCTTGGAACGAGGGACCGGCGAAGCGCGGAGCGACCGCCGCTAAGCCTCTCGACGCTGGACGCCGCAAAGCCCTGAGCCTCCGCGTTCGGGAACATGGCGAGGAACTGGTCTTCGAGGCGATCCGCAACGTCGCCGGGAGCCGGTTCCACTGCGGTCAGAACGATCGGGGATGGCGGGCAAACATCGGCTGGCTGCTGAAAAGCCCCGAGAATTTCCAGAAAGCCCTTGAGCTCCAGGCTGGTCCAACCGGGGGAGGGGCCAACGAGCCTACCGACCTCGTCCAGCACATCCTGAGCAGGAGGGCCGCATGACATGGATGCCCGCCGCTTCGACAACCCCGGCCGTGCTCCAACGCGCTGGCCGGCAGACGCCAAGGTCCGAGTGCAATGGGCGAACGGGCGCCCCTCGCTCAACGCTTACCCGGTCGCGGGGCTCCGATGGACCCTCACCGGCAATGACTGGGACATCGCACAATTCTGGAAAGCGGACTGACCCGCACCTCAAGCAAGGAAACTGAACATGGCTGGTAGCGTCAACAAGGTGATCATCGTCGGCAATCTGGGCAGGGATCCAGAGAGCAAGGCATTCCAGAATGGCGGGAAGGTGGTCAACCTCCGCATCGCGACATCGGAAAGCTGGAAGGACAAGAACAGCGGCGAGCGCAAGGAAAAGACCGAGTGGCATAGCGTCGCGATATTCAACGAGGGGCTGGCCACGGTCGCCGAGAAGTACCTTCGCAAGGGCTCAAAGGTCTACATCGAGGGCGCGCTCCAGACTCGCAAATGGCAGGACGCGCAGGGCCAGGACAAATACTCGACCGAGATCGTGCTGCAGGGCTTCAACAGCGTACTGACGATGCTCGACGGTCCTAATGGCGGAAGCGGCGCGGCAGGTGCTCCGGAGGCTAGTCGCGCGCCGGTCAGCAACACCGGCGGGTTCGGCGATGACCTCGACGACGACGTGCCGTTCTGAGGCCGCGCCGATGACCTCCACCACCCTCGAGACACCATCCCATAAGCTAGGAGACGCAGCATGAGCAAAGCAGGCCAAAGGCTACTCGACTCAGCAAATGCACAGAACCCGGCCGCGCTGCTGCATCATCTGCAACGCATGCCAATGACCGAATGGGTGTGGAACGATGCGGAGATGATCTTCGCCACGCTGTCCGCGCTGAGTCATCTTACCGGCGTCGAGGTCGCGGCAAAGCGGGTGCTGAACGACATAGACGATTGCCGCAGTGCAAATCGAAGCATCGCCGAACTCCGCGAGGTTCTGAATGGCGAAGGAGCGCTGGCATGATCCGGGACGTCAAAGCCCCATTGGCTCAGATGATCGAGCTAGGCACCATCGAGACTCAAGAGGAATGGGACGCCGCAGTGGCTCGCCTTAGCGGTGCCACGGACCGCATTCGGAACAACATCGGCTTAGCGCTTAGCTACGTGGAAGGTGAATGCCAGACTGTGCCGCAGCCGAGCGAAGCCGCAACTGAACTAGCGCTCACTGCCACACCTGAGACCTTCCCGCGGGACAGTTACGGGCTGGCACGATGGATTGATCGCGCGTTCGCTCAAGCCAAGGGGCGTGCCGCATGAGGTCGCACATGATGACCCGCCGTGTGGCCGAGCAGAAGGCCCGCGCCCGGCGACGGTTCCAGCAGGTCAAGCAGCACTCCGCAGCAGGGTCCACCAAGCTCGAAACCGCGACGGCCATCGGCATCACGACCGGGGGCATCGACAGCATGCTCTATCGCGAACTCGGCACCACCGCGTGGCCAATAGCGCAGCAGGAGAAAACCGCATGACTTGGCAGAACTTAGCCGGCGCAGGGATATTGCTAGCCGTGTTTGTGTCGATCTTCGTGGCATTCGCGTTGCAGGTCGGTTGGAAAGCTTCATCCGCGGTGTTCGGCGGGTCGGCAGTCGTGACGCTGGTGATCCTGCTCGGCATTCATCTGATGCTCTCATGAAGACCAAAGACCAAGGCACCGCATGGCTCCTCTCTCACGGATGGGTCCAGTGCGAGGGGCGATGGGTCAAGGCAACCCAGCAGTTTCAAGGAGCGACGGCATGAACGGAGCGGTCAGGCAGAAGCGGTACGAGCAGGTCGCGACGTTTTGTCACCACTTCTTCGCACAGACGGGGTTCGTGCCGTCTTACACCACGATCGCGACAGCGCTGGGCATCTGTGACCGTCAGACCGTTCGGCAGCATGTCGTAGAGGCTGAGAGGCGGGGGTTGCTCCACAGGGCAGGCCAGACGGTCGGAGGCTCGGGGCGGACGCAGGGACAGCGGATCCGGTTGGGGCGGGCTGATGAGGCTCAGGTGGTGACGATCAAGATGGGGCGGGATTTGTGATGGCTGATGTAGGACGACCAACTTTGTTCAAGGATGAGTTTGTTGAGCAGGCCCGGAAGCTTGCTCAACTCGGC